ACAGATTCCTGAACCGTAGCATTTTGTGGTGCTGGCTGAGGTTGTGCTTGTGGTTGAGGTGCCGCTTGTGCTTGATTTTTTTTACATCCGCATCCCATGATCATTTGTTTTTATTAGGTTTATTTATCTATAAATATCTAAAGATTATTATATTTGTAAAGAATTGAATATTTATTATTATATGTCAAGAATAGTAGAGATAAAGGAAAGTGATTTAGTTGATCTAATAAAAACTATAATATTTGAGGAAACTGAAGATCAAAATGATTATTATGATCTTTCACCTGAACAGTATTATAAATTGTTACGATCTGTTAATTATGTGGCTCAGGCAATACCTAAGTTACCAATGTTTAAAGGTAAAAAACTTAGAGTTAATGGTAATTTAAATTTATCCGATAAACCTATTAAAAGTTTGGGTGAATTATCAATAACTGGACAGTTAGATTTTAGGAATACAAATATAAAAAGTTTAGAGGGTGTTGAATATGGTGTCCTTGGGACTTATTATGGTACGCCATATTCGGAAGAAATTGAAAGACGTAAAAAACAAAAAGAAAGAGACGATGCCGATCAGAGAAGAATTGATGATGAGTGGAATTTAAACGATACTGATAATACTGGGGAAATGGCTCATGCGGTATTCCGATTTATGGTTAATGAGGGTGATATTGATGAGTTAGATGAAGATGAAATTGAAGAGTTAAAAAGTTTAGAACAAAAACTAGAGGAACTCCAAGATAGGATTGATGTTGAATCAGATGCTGATGTGGTTGATGAATTAACAAATGATTATGATGAGTTACAATATGATATTGACGAACTTAAATCTAAAAATAATGATGTTTACGGATTAATTCCAACCGGTTATAATCATTATGAGATGGATACATTTAGATCAATTCATGATGATACAAATGGAAATACATATGCGGTTGGTACCGAATACGAAGCGGATAAATCTCTTGAAACTTATTATGATGATATGGTGGATGATTTAAGTAATTTTGATAAAAATACTTTATCTTATTATATTGATGGTGATGAGGTGGCTGAATATTTTGAGGAAACAATAAGAGAATGGATCTATGATGACCCGGATAATTATGATGTGACAAGATATCTGTCCAAATCTCAAGAAACCGAAATAAAAGAATTAGAGGTTGAGTTATTTTTATTAAACTATGGTATTATACCACCATTAGAATTGGTTGTTAACCGAGAAAATAATTGGGAGTACACTGATGGTGTCGGAAATAAAATAAACTTTATTTCCAACCAAGACGGTAGTAGTACGGTTTTATTAAATGGGACACCAACTCTCAAGAATCCGGTATATGAAGATATTGATTGGGATGAAATGTCAGAAAATATTTCTGAAAGAATTGTTGATATTAATGATGAGATAGAAACAATAAAAGATAATCCGGATGGAGATCTTGATGACAGTACTGTTGAAAGAGAAGTTGAAGAAAAAATGGATGAAATAAAAGATGATCCAGTTAGATGGTTGGACGACTATGGTATGGAGTATCAACAATTTGTAGATGTGAGAGGTTTAAAGGACCAATTAGTAAGTGAATCGGATTATGGTACATTGGCAAGTTATGACGGAACTTATGATGAAATTAGAGTTGATAATACAAACTACGTTGTCTTTAGAATTGACTAATATCTTTACAGAATAGAAAAATATTATTATCTTTATGTGTAATGGGAAGAAAGAAAAAAATAGAGTTTTTAATGAACACCGAGTGGATGTTTGAAAAACCTATTGACCAAGAGCACAAAGAATACAAGTTATTATCGTACTTCCAAAAAATGGGAGAAAAATTAGACAACATGGAACTGTATCCAAGTTTCATTGAATTATCATTACATTTAGCGAATATCCAAACCTTAATTAAGGATAAGAAAATAATTTATACCGATAAGAAATTTTCAACAATAGACGATGAGTTACTTGTTAAAGATTTAAAGATCAAAGAAATCCCAACACTGGAAAGTGATGAAATGGGTGAATTTACAAAAATACTTTCGTATAGTGCTCCAAGGATGTTAGAATACTTTAACATAGCAAAATCTGTTTGGGAAATAGTTTTTGATAGTATTGTTATGAAGTTAAAGAAAAACAAAAGTGAAGTTTTACAAAAAAAAGGTTATTTTTATTATATTAATCCTAAAGATGAGATGTATTATGTTTGGGAGTATGATATTAAACCTGTTAATAAAAAATCACCTGAAAGTAAAACTTTAGTGAATTTAATATATTCAGATAAAAAAAATAATTTGACAATTACAAAAATTATAAATACATTTAGTCAATGGAACACAGAAAATAAATCAAAGTTACCTCTATTTGAAATGAGTTGTGAGGGTGAGTTTCCGATTAATGAAACACTTTTACCTCTTTTCAAAAGAAAGTTGATTAGTTATGTAAACCAAGTACAAATGTTGGAAAACTACAAAAAGAACAAGGAACAATTAAATTCTTAATATGGATAAAAATTTTGACAAATTAATTGAAAAATTAATTAAGGATCTACCAAATGATATGGAGTTAGGTAGAGAAATCAGAAAGGCATATATTAAAAATGTAAAAGAAAAAAAATCCGAAACCCTTAAATCTAATTTAAATGGGATTCAATAAAAGAATTTTCACAAAAGAACTTATTATAAGACACATTTATGATATTGAAAGATATCTAAGTGTTGATGCGGCATTTTTGAGAGATGATTTCTCAAGAGATGTTTATAGAATGCATAATGAGGGAAAATCAAAAGAAGAAATAATAAAATACATAAATGAAAACAAATGAAAATTAAGTTAGAGTATGTTTGGCTTGATGGATACAAACCAGAACCAAACCTTAGAAGTAAAGTTAAAATTGTTGAAAGTGAAGTTCCTATGGAATTAAAAGATATTCCGGTATGGAATTTTGATGGATCATCCACTTCTCAAGCGGAAACAGGTAATTCGGATCGTCTTTTAAAACCTGTTAGACAATATACAACCCATGGATTCCCATTCATAAATGATACTGTGTATGTGTTATGTGAAGTATTAAATCCTGATGGTACACCACACGAATCAAATAAAAGATCTCAGATTGGAGATAACTTTGAAGATCTTTGGTTTGGTTTTGAACAAGAATACTTTATTCGTGAAGAAATTAACGGAAACATTTTAGGACATAAAAGAAACATTCTTAAAGGTCAGGGTGAATATTATTGTGGTGTGGGTCATAATGTTGTTGGTCGTGATTTTGTTGAAGAACATTTAGAAATGTGTTTAAACTACGGAATTGATATTACCGGTATAAATGCTGAAGTTGCTTTAGGCCAGTGGGAATATCAAGTATTTTCAAAAGGAAAACATAAAGGAGGAGATGATCTCTGGATGACTCGTTACTTCTTATTTAAGATGGGGGAAAAATACGGATATCATATTGAACTACATCCAAAACCATTAACTCACGGAGAATGGAATGGATCAGGACTCCACACAAATTTTTCAACAGATATGATGAGAAACGAGGGGAATGAGAAATATTTTATGGCTTTGTTTAATGCATTTGAATCAAGACACCAAGATCATATTAAAGCGTATGGGTCCAACAACAACCTTCGTTTAACTGGTGAGTATGAAACTCAATCAATTGATAAGTTCAGTTGGGGTGTGTCTGATCGAGGAGCGTCAATTAGAGTTCCACAAGATACCGCAAAAGAATGGAAAGGTTATGTTGAAGATCGTAGACCTGGATCAAACGCGGATCCATACAAAATTATTCGTGAGATTGTTAAATCATTAGACACCACTAAACAAATCTATGAAATGAAAGATATAATGACTAGATTTGTTGATATGGATGGTTTAAGTGGTAAGTACAATGCCATATCAAATGAAGAATTATTAAAAGAATATAGAGAGGAGGAATAATAATGGATAATTTAAAAGTGTGTTTATGTGGGGGTACAGGACCTTGTCAGTGTCCTCCACTAAAAGTAGAACAAGTTAACCATCCACTACATTATGGTGGAGTAAACAATCCTTACGAAGCCATCAAGGTAATAGATGCTTGGGGATTAGGATTTAGTTTAGGTAATACAGTAAAATACATTTCAAGAGCCGGAAAGAAAGATTCGGATAAAGAATTACAAGATTTAAAAAAGGCATTATGGTACTTACAACACCATATTAAAATGTTAGAAAATCAAAATGGATAAAAAAACTAAAAAAGTATTAGAAAAAGAGATTGTTGTTTTAGATGCGATAACAAGTCCGGGGGAACTTATAAGAGAAACTTTAATTAATTTTACTTGGGGATTATTAGGGAACTCCGTAGTGGTTTTTGTTTCTAAAGAAATGGATTTCATGGTTTTAATTAACTATATTTTATACTACATTTTAATATCATATATTGTGAATAGAAAAAAATACGAAACCATGTTAGGTAAGTTTATTGTACTTCCTGGATCGGCAGCAATCGGTGCTTATACGGGATACAAAATTGCACAATTAATTTCAGGAACATTATGAAAATAGTAGTAACGGGAGGGGCGGGTTTTATAGGTTCCGCATTTATAAATCACTTATTAGATAACTTTGAATGTGATGTTCTTTGTATTGATAAACTGACTTATGCTGGTAAAAGAGAAAATATCAAACATAATGTTTCGTTTCTACAAAAAGATATTTGTGAGGTGACGGCAGATCAACTTGGTGAATTTGATTATATTGTTCATTTTGCTGCGGAATCTCATGTAGATAATTCAATTAAAAATGGGTTACCATTTGTTAGAACTAATGTGGAAGGAACATTCAATTTGTTGGAGATTTCAAGAAAGAATAAAAATCTTAAGAAATTTATTCACATCTCAACTGATGAAGTTTATGGGGACATGGATGATCATTTTGCAATAAACCATACTGCAACAGAGGAGAATAAGATTAAACCAAGTTCCTATTACTCATCAACTAAGGCAGCTTCTGATATGTTAGTTATTTCCGCAAATAGGACATATGGGTTACCATACTTAATCACAAGAACTTGTAATAATTTTGGGGAACATCAATTTGAAGAGAAATTCCTCCCAACAATTACAAGATCAATTAATGAGGGTAACTCAATACCTGTTTATGGTGATGGAAAACAGGTAAGGGAATGGATGTATGTGTATGATAATGTAAAAGTAATATGTGACCTAATGTTTGATGATGAGGTTATAAATCAAATTTTTAACATTGGAACACGTTTTAGATTAACTAATTTAGATATTATTAAAGAAATAGGTATTATTTTAAATAAAGATGTTAAAATAAAACACGTTGAGGATAGATTAGGTCATGATAAGAAATATGGTTTAAATACCAATAAAATGGATAACTACTATAAAAATAAACATGGACAAATACCTGAATTTTTAAATTTAATAAACTATCTAAAAAAAATTTACGGAAATGAAATGGGATAGGAATGAATGGCAAGGAAGATCGGAGGAACAGGTAAAACGTAACTATAAAGTATTTGGAATGGGTATTATAAGTATTTTTGTTGTTACCACTGGACTTTTAATTATTTATTTATTATTATTATAAAAAACAAAAAAAAGAAATGATAGAAACAGGAAAAATAATAAATGGGGATTGTGTTGAGGTAATGAAAACACTACCTGAAGGAACGGTAGATCTGATTGTAACGTCTCCACCTTATGGGGTTGGCATTGCGTATGATGTTCACGAAGATGATGTTGAATTTGATGAATATGTTGAGTTTGCAAAAAATTGGTTAACAGAAGCGTATAGATTATTAAAAGATGATGGAAGAATCGCTTTGAATATTCCATATGAGATTAATCGTCAAAAAAAAGGAGGTCGTATCTTTTTTGTATCTGAGATGTGGCAAATTATGAAAGAGATTGGTTATGGGTTCTTTGGAATCGTTGACCTTGAAGAACAATCACCACATAGAAGCAAGACAACGGCTTGGGGATCTTGGATGAGTCCTAGTTCACCATATATCTATAACCCAAAAGAATGTGTTATCTTAGCGTATAAGAAACAACACATCAAAAAAGTTAAAGGTCAACCACAATGGACCGGAGTTCCAACTGATATTGAACAGGAAGATGGAACATTAAAGAAAAAAGTAGTTTATGAAGAGGAAGATAAGAAAGAGTTTATGGAGCTTGTTTTTGGTCAGTGGAATTATTTTGCAGATACAAAATCACTCACCAAGGCGACCTTCTCAATGGACATCCCAACGAAAGCAATCAAAATATTGTCCTACAAAAACGATGTAGTATTAGATCCGTTTGCGGGATCTGGAACAACTTTAGTGGCGGCAGAAATATTAAATCGTAGATGGTTAGGAATTGAATTATCACCTAATTATATGGAAATTGCTTTAGAAAGAGTTAGTTTATTTGCGAATCAGAAATCACTCTTTGATCAAAATTGAATCTCCCTCGGTGATATCGTATTTGATACAATCACCACCATTGATCTCTAAGATCATATCACCAACACCTTCATAGTGGGAACATTTCGTATTGTCTTGTTCCCTACATGGAGGACAGTCACTGTAAATTTTTTGAATTTTACCGTCTGATATGTAAATGATGTCTAAAGAAATCAAACAATCTTTCATCCAAAATGAATGATAACCTTCATTCATTACAAATAACATTCCATTAAATGTGTCATTAAATTTTTTACCTTTCATCCCTTCTTGAATGTCTTTATCAGTTATTGCTGATTTGACATTAAAAAGATTATTGTTTATTATTATTTCCATATTTATAAATATAGGAGGTATGAAGAAAAATAAAAGATTTTCCGGTATATTAGTTAAATGTAATGATAAGGTATTGTTGTGTAAGAGAAGTAATGATAATACTTTACCTGGCGTTTGGTCAATACCTGGTGGTGGGATAGAAGATGGGGAAAGTCCTGAAGATGCTGCTCGTAGAGAGTTTTATGAAGAAACAAATATCAAAGTTGATGGTAATTTAGATTTAGTTGGATTTATTGATCGTTATAATAAAGACGGGACTTATTTAAAAGGATTTATGTATGTGTACTCTTTAGAGGTGGATGAAGAGATTTATCCCGATTTAGAAAACGCAGTTGATGGTGGAGAACATACTGAATGTGGTTACTTTGGTATTAATAATTTACCATTGGATAAAAAAAATGATGAATTTTATAATATTATTGTAAATAATTTAAAATAAAATTGAATTTTGGTAAATAATGGTATATTTATATCATACAAAAACAACCAAAATCCCCCTTCTCAGTTATTTAATGGTTAATCAAAACATAATCCCATAATTTTTTTAAAAAAAAAGTTGTGGGATTTTTTGTTTTTGTTTGGCAGTTTAAAAAATAGTATTACCTTTGTAGTGTAATTAAAAACATAAACAATTATGACAACTACAAAAACCAACACAATTATCACAGTTAATGAAGGAACAATGGCTGGTGACGTATTCTACGGATCTTTTAGTACAATCGTTAAAAACAAGGTACATAAGGTACTAGTTACTAATCATCTTAAAGATGAGAATCAAGAATATGAATTCCGTATCGCGGGAAAATGTAGAGCAGGGTTTATTAGTATCCACGATACTAAAGGAACACCTTCTAGTGTTATTCGTGGGTATAAGAAAAATGTATTAGTTAACATCCAAATGAAAAATGAGTTTGGTCATTGGATGAATGTTTATACTACTAAAGGTGGTAAGTGGTTTTCAATAGATAAAGCATTCTTGGAAACATTAACTGTTGGGACTATGAGAGAATCATTCCCTGATATGTGTGACATGAATATTTGGACCCGAATGGGAGCAAAAACTTGGGCTGATAAAGCGTTTAGTCAAAATTAATTAATCTTCCCCCCTTAATTGGGGGGATTTAAATTTTAAAACAATGGGAACTTACATTTATACTTACAAGAAGAAATTAGATAAGAAGGCAACTCTTGATGGACAAGAGGTTATAGTTGGAGAAGCAACTTTCTTGTGTAGACAAGATTGGTCTGGAAATTACACACCACAAGAAAAACGTGAAATGACAAGATCAGCATCTTTACTTGAACACGATCAACCGGAATATATTACATTCGGTGAAGAAGTTTATAAAAATAATAAACGTGGTCTTTGGAGTGATGGTAGTGGTTTTTGGTCAGGAATTGATTATAAAAACGACTATGTTGGTAAGTTAGAAAAACAAGGTAAAAAATATATAATAACAAAATAATATGGGAAGTGTAATTGATAATATCGAATGTCCAAACTGTAAACAAGAAGCGTTTAGCGACTTCTATTATAAAACAGGAGAAGAATATATAGGTTGTAATAATTGTGGTTATCGTAGATTGGCATTTTATAAAAGAGATGAGAACGGTAAACTTGTAACCGAAGATGGTACTGATAATTATAAATTTGAAAATCTTATTATGGAATTTTCGGAACTTAAAAATCCATATGGATCATATAGGATAAAGACCTACAACTCACCGGCAACACAGATAGGTTCATTTGAAAATGAAGAACAATATAATGAGTTTAAGTTACAACTTGAAGGGGATGTTGAAATTGAGTTTTGTTCCGTGTCAAAATTTGTTGATGGTGAAATAAAAGTTGAAGTTTTAATTGATAATGGGCCACAAATTGATTCATCAGGATTTACACATGAAGATAATTTTTTATAATAAAAATTTGTTATTGTAAAATAGTTTACTATCTTTGTTTAAAATTATAGAATATGTCAAAACCAACAATTACAGGATACACATTAAAAGTCATCAACGAGAACATGGGTGTGTTAATTGATGAGAAGTTTATGGATCAGATTCAATTCAAATTGTTTCTAAAAATGATTCATGGATCAATTGAGTTAAAACACAATTTAAGTTTTTACAATGGTGATACATTTTTAGTTCACATTCCATATAAAATTTTGGTTAACTCTGTAATTATTAGTAATGAGAGTGAGATCTTAATGTCAGAACAAGTTAAGAGTAAGATTGAATCATTAGTAACACAATAGATTATGAAGAGAATATTTTTTTTATTAGTATTATCCTTGGGTTTGTTTTCTTGTGAGAAACAAGTAATTGAACCGGGAGTGTATCAACCACCGGTTCCTACTAACCCAAACCCACAGGATACTACAGAGTATTCATTGGTTGGACAAACTTGGGTGATCAAACAATACCGTATTGGTGAAATGGGATTACCATTGGATATGACCCCACCTGATACAATTAAATTTATCACAAAGAGTGTGTATAAGTATAATTCAATGGGACCATATAACTATGGGTTTAATTCAGTTGGAACTGTTTATTCTTTAACATTGAATTACACAATATTTGGGTATTTGACTGGTAATCTGAATAAGGTTAATTTAGAAATGGGATATATAATTGGGGGTAGATTTACAGATATTTCAATAGGTGTGGTTAATCCTCCAAACTACTACCTTTGGATTGAAAGAATATAGATATGGGAACAAATTATTACAGAATACCAACTGTAAATGAATTGGAAACAAGACGAAATCGTCTTATGTCTAGAATTAGACAAATGGAATTAACTGTGGAATCGGTTAGTAAAGATTTTACGATTGGGGATCCTACTAAATTTGACAATTGGTCACCTTGGGATGAGTTTAGTGATAATGTAAAAGTTCATTTAGGTAAACGTAGTATGGGGTGGAAGTTCCTTTGGAATTTTAATGATGATAAGTATTTTAAGGATAAAGAATCACTATTTAAATTCATTAGATCAGGACGTATTATAGATGAATACGGAAATGAAATGAGTCAGGAAAAATTCATTGATATGGCTCTTTCTTGGGGTAAGGAAGATGGTTATGATATTGAGTCATACTATTTGGAATATCCTGAACGTAGAACTTCCTGGAGTAAACCTGAACGTTATGTGGATGGATTAAGAATATCAGATTCAACAAACTTTAGTTAATTTTCCTTGTTTAGTAAAACAAGGTGGTGGAGTCGGACAATTCGTTGTCGACCTTTAAAGGGAGGGGTTAACCTTCCCTTTTTTTATTTAGTTTTTCTAAATAAGATTTAACATTTGCTTTTGCTTTAAATAAATTTGATTTTGAGGTCCCATCACTAATTCCTAATTCATCGGCAATTTCTTGGTGAGACATATTTTCAAAATAATACATATTAAAAATTCTTTTATATGATGGTGATAAACTTTCCATCGCATCTTTAATATCTGACATAGAAAAAATGGGTTCTTCATTTGGTATATCCTCAAGACCTAAATCTTCATAACCAAAATCAACATCTTTTCTTTTTGGAGATCTTTTTTCTTTTCTTAATTCATCAATAATTGTATTTTTTATAATACGTTGAATCCAACCTTCAAGGCTACCTGAACCATCGTACATAGACATTTTTTGGTGAACTTTAATAAACCCTAATTGACAAAAATCATTTGCCTTTTCTATATCACCATTTGCATATCTTAAACAAATTTGTTTAAATAGTTTTGGGTATAATCTTTTATATTCAAGATCAAAATTAAAACCTTCATTTAATAGGTGTTGATATTGTAACTCAGTCAAGATAATTTTCATACATATAAATAGTTGTTTATTAAAAAAAAATTTTCTATATTTTGATTATGGAAAAAATATTATATATTGTTCGTGGAATTCCAGGATCCGGTAAATCCACATTTGCCAAATCTTTAGGTGGTACTCACTTTGAAACTGATATGTTTTTTATGAAAGACGGTGAGTATAAATTTGATATGTTTAAACTTAAAGAGGCTCATAAATGGTGCCAGGATAGTGTTTATAGTGCAATGCTATTAAATCATACTGCGTTATTAAACAACGTAATTGTTGTTTCAAACACATTCACTCAAGAATGGGAAATGAAACCATATTTTGAAATGGCGGAATATTTTGAATATAAAATTTTTTCCATAATTGTGGAAAACAGGCACGGTGGTATTAACGAACATAATGTACCTGAAGAAACATTAACCTCAATGAGAAATCGGTTTGAAATAAATTTGTAGTTATGAGTAGATTAGATAAATTAAAAGAACAACATCCTGAATTAAACATTACAATTATTGATCTTATTGGTATGATAGATCCTACCGATACTTACAAGTATTCGGAGTTTCTAATTAAAATTTTGAAAAATTGGTATGATAATATGGACATACGATATGGAATTGGGGTTGATCTTTTTGGTGATGAGAATGTAGAGACCTTAAATGAGTTTGAAAAACATTGTAAGGCAAAAAGAATTGAAAAAAACGATATTAGTCAACATACCACCTTTATAACTTTACAAAGTGAGGTTAATAAGGCTAAAGAAATTCTTAGATTGAAAGAGTTAGAAAAACAAACCAAAAAATTACTTGAACACGGAGAATGGTTGGTTATGATACCATTAAGTTATGAAGCGGCGAAGTTATATGGGGCAAATACTAAATGGTGTATAACTGAATTAAAATATTGGAATAACTATGTTGAGAATTATAAAATTATTTATGTGATCAATAGAAGTACGGATGTTAAATACGCTATCTCTAGAGATAAAACGGATAATAAAGATTTAAAAGCGTGGTTGTCTGATGATAGTGAGACAAGTCCATTACTATTAAATATACCTCAGGAAATATGGTCGGTGGTAATACCTGAATTACAAAAAGAAGAATCAATATGGGATTTACTACCAGATAATAATAAGATTATTCCACATAATTTGGGTTCGGATAACATCCTTGATAGAGTGAGAAATTTATTAATCAGCAATAGTACGGGCACAACAAATTTGACCGGAGGTTATATGGGTGACATAAATACTGATTTCCGCACTGACGCATATAAAACTTACAGTACATATGGTACATATGGAGATGATTTTGAAAAGTATTTAAGAGAATATATGTATACGTCAGATGAATCAATTGATTTACCTTAAATAAAAAGAATATGAAATTTGATAAAATATTAACAACAGGTAGAGTGTGGGTCACATCGGATCCACATTACAACCATAAAAACATTTGTAGAGGGGTAACGAATTGGAGAACCCAAGATGGTGAGATTCCTATTAATAGTACAAGAGATTTTCACACAATAGATCTAATGAATAATGTTTTAGTGGATAACATAAACTCAAAAGTTGGACAGAACGACACATTAATTATATTGGGTGATGTTGCGTTCGGTGGTTTTGAAAGTATTAGAATTTTCTTGGATCGTTTGGTGTGTAAGAATATTCATTTAGTTATGGGTAATCATGATCAACACATAAGAAACAATAGAGATAACATCAAAGATATGTTTTTATCTGTGAGCGATTACCTCCAAGTTAATATTGACGGTGCCGATTTTGTTATGACACATTATCCATTTGAAAGTTGGAATGGTCTTAATAAAGGTGTTATACACCTTCACGGACACGTTCACTTACCTGCAAGTAAAAAGTGGGGTAAAGGTAAACGATTAGATGTTGGTGTTGATGGTAACAATCTATCACCATATAGTATAACTGAAATTGTACATATGATGGATAAACGAGATATCGTTCCTGAAATGGAAGGTGATCACCATTTAGATGATTTAATTGGGGTTATTGGATAATTTAATATCCTCAATATATTTATTAGTATGAAAATTATTATAACTGAAAGTCAATGTAGAATTATTAATGAGGCGTTAGGTGTTCCTGACAATATTCTTGATGCCGCAGAAAAACTATTTGAGATAGTATCTAAAGATATTCAAACCATTAATACCAAACAAGAAGAATATAATTTTGAGGGGGATTTAGATATTGAGTTAGGGTATAATAAAAAAATAATTATTGATCATTATGAGTTATCGGTTGAGGTAAAAGAATTTGATGAATACAATGGTGAACCGGATGTTCTATCAATGGGTATGGGTCAAACATTTAGGTTTGATAGAAAAATTATGATGAAAAAAGTTAAACCATCAACGAATGCCGCTTTAGTAATAACATTTGCGGTTTCACCATATTGGGAACCTAACCAGTTATATGAAACTTTAATAAAAAACAAGAGTGAACATTTATCTTCACTAGCGCATGAACTAAAACATAAGTACGATAAACAAGCGAAACAAACTGATTTAATCGGTAGAGATGTAAAATATAGTGCAACACAAAAAATCTCTACATTTGGAATACCTGTGATAGATAAACAATTTTTTAGGTATATGTACTATACTTCTATTGCTGAAAATTTAGTAAGACCAACTGAAATTGCATCTGGACTTAAAAGTGAAAATATAACAAAATCTCAATTCAGGGAATTTTTACAAAACAATAGAGTTTATAAAGAATTAATTGAAATTAAAAATTTTACATACGAAAAACTTATTGAAGGTTTGTATGAAAGGATGGACAGAGTGGATGCATTACTTAACCATATTGGAGAAGATACGGATGAAATGACGGATCAAGAAAAAGTTGAAAGAGTACTAGAACTTGTATTTATAAATCTTGCAAATATAAAAATTGAAATATTTGATGAAATGGTTAGTACTGAGAACGATATGTTAAAAAGTTTTTTTAGACAAATGGTGGGTAATGTACCTTCATTTATGGAAGATGATGAAGAAAAAAACGTGGATAAAGTAAGGAGAAAAATTATAAATAGTATTGTTAAATATGAAAAAGACCCCTTAAGATTCTTCCAAGACGAGTGCGAAAAATTTAATTACATTACAACAAAAATGTTGAAAAAAATTGGTAAACTTTATGCTATGGCAAAAGATGATGAACCGGTTAATGAATCTATCATTAATTGGGAACTTCATCAGAAGTTAATGGAAAAAAAGTATGGAAAAAGACCAATACACAAAAAAATTTCTTACTTAAAGTAAATTAATCAAAATTTTTTTATTATCTTTGTTCTTATATGAAAAAACCATGTAAGGAATGTCCTCATTTTATCAAAAATCATCACAATGATATGATTGTTAGTTTTGCCGAAAGAACCGGTAAAAAACATAATTGTCATATGACGGAAGGAAAAAAAGATTTGTGGAATGTAACGGATAAGAAACTTGAATGTTATGGTAGTAGAAAGGACAGTTAAGAAGAAATATATCATTGTGTTTTTAAGTGCTTCGGTTCTTGAAATTGGGAGTACTTTTTACATTAGTGTGGTCTCAGATAAGGATTATCTTGGTATGATGTTTTTTGCATTTATTGGGCCATTTCTATCATTACCATTTGTTGGTTTTATGGTTGAATCAAAAACTTGGAAAGAAAGATTAAAACTTGCTTTATGGTCAGGTTTTGGTTATTTGATTGGTTCATTAATAACTATTATATTTTTTGAAATATTAAAATGAAAAAAAAAGAAACAAAATTTGGAACCTATATAGATATGGAAACAAAAAGTAACTCAGAAATAACCGGAGATAAAATCACGGTATTCGTAGAAAGATTAAAAAAGATTGGTATTGAAGTTAAACTTGTGGGTAACTATCCTTGGGTTTATATTGATGAAATCTGTGGTATTAAAGTAAAAGAGAAGTTCGCGGGTAATCACGGGTTTACTATAATCTTTCTTCCTGTAAGAACTGACACACCGCCAAGCGATTTTACCGATATTGGGGAGACATTCAAATTGATAAGAAAATACAGTAGACAAGCTCTATTGGTAAAACTTATGAAAGATGATGAAGAAAGTGGAATGTATGAAAATTAAAAAAAATAAAAATGGAAAAACAAAAATATAGAATTTATTTGGATGATGTAAGAACACCGGTTAGTCCTAACAATGCATTGGTGGATGGTATTCCTGAGTGGACTGTGGTTCGTTCTTACGACGAGTTCGTACAAAAGATAAACTCAATTGGTTTGGAGAACATTGAGTTAATCTCATTAGATCACGACTTGGGTGACAGTGCTATGTCAGAATGGTTATATGGTGTTACTAAAAACTATTCAATTAACTACGATAACATTACCGAAAAAACCGGTATGGATTGTACTAAATGGTTAGTGAATCAATGGTTAGATGGTAAACCTGTTGTTGAAGTTGTAGTTCATTCCGCAAACGCTGTTGGTAGTGCAAATATGATGGGTTACATTAACAATTACCGACACCTCAATCGTTTACCACAAAATTGTGTGAGAGTACAAATAGAACATACAGTATAAAAATAAAGTTATGGAATTAGAAAAATTTGAACAAGCAAAAAAAGTAAAAGAAAACCTTGATAGGTTGGAAAGACAGAAGTATAAATTGGAATCTGCGCTTAAATCTTGTGGTTTGAGTGTCACGATTGGATTTACACACTCTGGAGGATTCAACAGAAAAGGTGAGGTCAGTTTCTATAACAAAGAGATTATTAAAGAAATGATCTCTAAAGAACTTGATAGAGTGAATGAAGAAATTGATTTAGTAAAAAAAGAATTTGAAAACGTATAAAAAATGGAAAATTTAAATAGTGTATGTTATGTTGGTGTGATCGGAGAGATATTACCAATAGATGGAGCGGATAACATTGAACTTGCATTGGTTGGTGGTTGGCAAGCCATTACTAAGAAAGGTGAATATAGTGTTGGTGATAAGGTTGTTGTTGCAACTACCGATGCGGTAATCCCTGTTGAATTATCTGATTTAATGGGCGTAACTAATTACCTAAGAAAAGGTCAAAGAGTTCGCACCGTTAAACTTCGTAAAGTTTACTCTGAGTGTTTGTTAATACCATTCAAATACTTGGCACCAAGGTCTTTGGAGAACAATGTAAATGAAGGTCACGACATGATGGAACTGTTAGGTATCACTAAATATGAACCACCAGTTAAGATGGTTGAGATGAGTGTTGGTGGAAGAAAATTCAAATACCACCAAAACCCGAACTTCCACATTTACTACAAATTCCCAAATATGAAGAACGTACCTGATATGTTCAATGAGGAGGATGAAGTATGTATCACTCGTAAGTTACACGGAACCAATGCTCGTTACGGTATTGTGAGAAAGAAAAAACTTTCAATCCTTGATAAGATTAAAGGGTGGTTTGGTAATCAATGGGTTGGTTACGAATACGTTTATGGATCCCACAACGTTGAGAAGGGATCTGACTCTCAAGGTTTTTATGCAACTGATGTGTGGAAAACAGTTGCGGAAAAATATGATATCCGTAAAAAACTTTGGGATCACGTTAAAGATACTTTTGATCCTAATGATGTTGGTTCAGGATTTATCATCTATGGTGAAATCTATGGACACGGAATACAAAAGAATTACGACTATGGTTTAACTGAAATCCGTTTTGCGGGATTTGACGTTGAGGTTGATGGATCTTATGTTGATAACATTTACCAATCAACTCATTTTAAATGTTTAGGTTTAGAAGAAGTTGAAACTTTATATTCAGGTCTTTGGTCAAAAGAAGAACAAGATAAATATGTGTTTAATAACAACATTCAAGGAACTAAAGTTCCTCACGAAGGTATTGTTGTAAAATGTTTATCTGGTAATCGTCATAAGATTGGAAAAGTAATCAACCCTGATTATTTAATTTACGGTGAAAAAAATAACGTAGGTGACTCCCATTAACTTGATGGGATCACTTTTTTTATTTATATTTAAAAAAATAACAAATGAGTTGGGTTAGAATTGATGTGGATTTAGATGAGGTTTATAATGAAATGAGCCGCAATGATAAAAGAGATATGGCCGAATGGTTACACGAAGATGGAATTTTGGAATCACATCCAAATCCTGAAATACGTAAAGTGGTTAGAGGTGACCGAGAATCTCCAGGGGAAAAAGAATTAAGAGATAATCTCCTTAGAATATGGAATTCTTATTATCAGTTAACACAAGAAGATGAAGAAATAATAAAAAAAATAACAAATAAATTACCTTTATAGTATGGGAATAAAACATTTAATTCAGGAAAATCCTAATATGGATATAAATTTGGTTCGTTTAATATCTAAACTTGATCCAAGCAAAACAAATAAACTAACACCATTTATGGTAAAAGTTTTTAAAAAAAGAATGGTTGATTTTGAAAAAGAAATCACTCAAGAGGAAGGTATTTATGGATTAAGATATGAATATGTTAATAGTAAGATGAGTGATGCAAGTGGTTTTGAAAAATTAATATTAACTTGGGTTATAGATCAATTTAGAGCGGAAAATATTGAAATCTTAAGAGAATTTAATGAGGTTTTGGATAAAGGTTTAGTGGATCAAAATGACATATCTAAATACGAAAATTTTGAAGAGATTACAAATCAATTGTCGGTTGCTAGAACAAAAGATTTATTGAAGAAATCTAGAAAAGAAATCTCTGTTGTCTATGAAGATGATGAAATTATGATGCTTAAACCATTATCTTTTGAGGCATCTTTGAAATATGGTGCTGGAACAAAATGGTGTACAGCAATGAAAAATGAACCTGAATATTTTTATAGATACTCTAAAAATGGTATTTTAATCTATCTTATTAATAAAGAAACCGGTAGAAAATTTGGGTGTCATTCGGAAAGATATAATGATAATAGAGTTCAAATCTTTAATGAGATTGATCAGGTTATTGATTCTTTCCATATGGGTTTACCATATGAAAAATTAACTATCTTAATGGATTTAATGGATTCAGAAAAATATGGTGTTAATTCAGAGTTATTTAGTGAAGAGGAAAAAAGTAAGTATGGGTTAAGAGTGAATAAATATTCGGTAGATGAGGTGATGGATATGCCAACTGAAGAAATGCCAGTGAATGAAGAATTACCAAGATTGATGCCAAGATTGAACAGACGAATCCCAATTACGGATCAAGAAATGAGAATAATGGAAGACCCAATGGTAGAAGAGCAAGGACCGATAGAAATTGAATACAATATGGCTGTACCTGATAGAATGTTAATGAGAGAGATTCAAAAAGAAATTGATTCCATTATGGTTCTTGATCGTGCGGGAGCTTTCGCTCATCTTGAAAATGAAGAGGGTGACACATTACCATGATTAGATTACGAAGATAAACAAGGATAAAAATAAATAAAATAATATGCAAACACTAACATTTAACACAACAAAAAGAGAAGTTAAAGTAGTTAACTCTCAAGGGGATACGATTTATAGTCAAGATAACGTCCCAACGGTAAAAGTAATGGAACAACACTATGAAGTTTATGTTGAGGATTTTGAAGGAAAAAAAATCCCAACATTTAGAGCCCCAATTGCTAACACAAATATGTTTATTCAAAAATAGTAAGTCATGGATGAACCTCAAGAACGTATTAACAAAATGTATTTGAGAATAAATGGTGAAATAACAGATCGTGAAATGCCACCACCTCCACCTAAAAAAGGTAAAACTAAAACTTTTACTCTTGATGAAAATCAAGTTAAAAAGTTGGAGGAGTGGCAGAGCCACATAAAGGCAATCTATGGGAGTTATGGAAACTACGAATATACATTCTCAAGTAGTGGTATAGGACAAAATGTCGTAGTATACAGCGAATTAGCTGACACAGAATTAGATTTGACAGACGTTGATAGTTGGTAAACTGACAAAATGTCAGTATTTTACGAATGGAACATTTTTTGGGAAACTTGGTACGACTGAAAAGTAATAATAAATAAAAAATAAAAACTAAAAATTAAAAATGGGAAAAATAATTGGAATTGACTTAGGTACAACAAACTCTTGTGTGGCCGTTATGGAAGGGAATGAACCGGTAGTTATTACAAATAACGAAGGTAAACGAACAACGCCATCTGTAATCGGATTCATTAAAGATGGTGAAAGAAAGATTGGGGATCCGGCTAAACGACAAGCGGTAACCAATCCTGAAAAAACCGTACATTCAATTAAACGATTTATGGGAACAAGTTTTACTGAATCTAAAAATGAGGTAAAGAAAGTTCCTTATAAAGTTGTAAAAGGAGATGGTGGATCACCAAGAGTGGATATTGATAAACGACAGTATTCTCCGCAGGAACTTTCCGCAATGGTTTTACAAAAAATGAAACAAACTGCTGAGGATTATTTGGGTGAGACGGTTACTGAGGCGGTTATTACGGTACCAGCGTATTTTAATGATGCTCAACGACAGGCAACCAAAGAAGCGGGTGAGATTGCGGGTTTGGAAGTAAAACGTATCATTAATGAGCCAACAGCGGCGGCATTAGCATATGGTTTAGATAAAATGTCTAAAGATATGGTAGTGGTTGTGTTTGACTGTGGTGGTGGTACACACGATGTTTCTATTCTTGAATTAGGTGATGGTGTATTTGAAGTATTGTCTACTGATGGTGATACTCACTTAGGTGGTGATGACTTTGATCAGGTTATTATTGAATGGTTAGCAAATGAATTCAAAGATGAGAATGGAATTGATGTGACCAAGGATCCGATGGCGTTACAACGTTTACGAGAAGCGGCAGAAAAGGCAAAAGTTGAATTATCTTCAACCTCATCAACGGAAATTAATTTACCGTATTTGATGCCGGTAGATGGGATGCCAAAACACTTGGTTAGAACTTTATCAAAATCTAAATTTGAACAACTGGCAGATTCATTAATCAAACGAACTATTGAACCTTGTAAGACAGCGTTGAAAAATGCTAAGATGGATGTGTCTGATGTTGATGAAATTATCTTGGTTGGAGGTACAACAAGAATTCCGGCAATTCAAGAAGCGGTTAAACAATTCTTTGGTAAGGAACCATCTAAAGGTGTTAATCCTGATGAGGTAGTTGCTTTAGGTGCGGCGATCCAAGGTGGTGTACTTGCTGGTGATGTTAAAGATGTCTTATTATTAGATGTGACTCCATTATCTTTAGGTATTGAAACTATGGGTGGAGTTATGACTAAATTGATTGATGCTAACACCACGATCCCAACTAAAAAATCTCAGGTGTTCTCAACGGCAGTAGATAATCAACCAACAGTTGAGATCCACGTACTTCAGGGAGAACGAGCAATGGCAAAAGATAATAAAACCATTGGTAAGTTCAATTTAGATGGTGTTCCACCAGCGATGAGAGGTGTTCCACAAATTGAGGTTACGTTTGATATTGATGCGAATGGTATTATCAATGTTTCTGCAATGGATAAAGGTACAAACAAACAACAAACAATTCGTATCGAAGCGTCCTCAGGTTTATCAAAAGAAGAGATTGAGAAAATGAAACAAGAAGCTGAGTTAAATGCCGAACAGGATAAAAAACTCAGAGAAGATGCTGAAGTTCTAAACACGGCTGATGGTACAATCTTCCAAACTGAGAAGTCAATCAAAGATTTGGAAGATAAATTAACTGAAGAACAAAAGAGTGAACTTGATGGATTACTTGGAACGTTAAAAGAATCTTACGCAAAAAAAGACATTGAGAAGATTAATCAAGATATTGAAAATCTTAATAGTCAGTTCCACCATATTAGTCAATCATTGTACGAACAAACTACAACTGAAGAAGGTAATGATGCTCCGTCTGACGTTGAATTTGAAGAAGTACTTTAAAAAAGTTATCGGGGCCTCAAAAATAAATTGGGGTCCCGCTTGACTTAACGGTATTTATAACTTATACTTTCATACAAAAAATATTTATTATGACAATTAAGCAAGCTCTGAAACAAAAAAATAAACTGATCAAACAGATTGGTGAGAACACAAAGTTGATGCAAGAATACAACTCAATAGAGGTTGGAAATGAAAGACCATATAGTTCAATTATACTATTGGCTAAAATCTCTGAAGACACAAAAGAGTTGGCTAATTTGAAATCAAAAATCCATATTGCCAACACACCGGTATTGGAAGACATCTTTTTGATGTCAGAGTTGAAATCCATTGCTCAATCACTTAAAAAAATGGATTGTACCGAAGGTAAATCAAATCGTGATCGTTACCGATTAGAAAGTGAGAGTGTTAAAACCTCAGAAATCTCTTTGGTTAGACGAAATGAAACAATTAAAGAGTTGGAAACTCGTATTGAAGAAATCCAAGATCGTTTGGATGTATTCAACGCAACCACTCAAATCTAATATAGTTTGTGGATAGGGTCAAAATGATATGTGTTCTATACATGGAGGCTGCATAGTCGGATAATTGATAGTGATAACGTAATGGTCCCAAACTCATTATTCAAATACTCAAAAGTCATTTGATTAAAATTTAAAACTCTTGTCTACATAATTTTAATTCTTGAAACAAACTATACGAAACCCTCACAGAAATGTGGGGGTTTTTTTGACTATATGATTTTTATTTATTATTATTACATAAATGAACTCAAACAAGAAAATATTAATTAAAAAGTTTCTTTCCTTACACTATAGTAATTTAGAGTATAGTCCTAAACGAATGCTGTATTATAAGGAAGGTAAAGTTTATTTTGAGTATCAACCAAAAGACGAAATAATATTTTTGAATTTTAAGTTAATGGTTGAACCAATGATAAGAACACTTAGAATTGATGATAAAGATCCTGTCATACTAACAGAAGTTTATAAAGTGATGGAAGAATGGTTTGAGGAGAAGTTTAATATAATAGGTGCAATAACATAAAGTATGAAAGTATTATTTTTAGATCATGATGGTGTAATTTGTCTCTCCAATAATTGGGGTGGACGAACAAAGAAATGGGCGAAATATCGTTCTGAAAATCCTGAATCCTCCTCAAATCTAAAAGAGGGTCCGGTGTCTGTACGATTTGATGACTTTGATCAAAAGGCAATTAAGATCCTTAATGAGATTGTTGAAGAGACAGGATGTGAAATTGTGGTAAGTTCAGATTGGAAGCTACACGCAACTCTTGAAGAACTTGGTGAATATTATGAATTACATGGGATAAGTAAAAAACCAATTGCGTTAACACCAAATATACAAGATTGTAAAGTTCATGGTAATTTATTTATATGGTCACCAAGATGGGATTTAGAACAAACACGAACTATTGAAATCAGACAATATCTTCAGGATCATCCTGAGGTTACACATTGGGTTTCTGTTGATGATTTAAATATGGGTAAAATTGGTGAGGTTTGGAAAGATGTATGGGCGATAGATAATTTTGTTTTAACACCAAGATCAAATGAGGGAATTAAACAAAGTGGTGTTAAAGAAAAAATATTAAAGTTTTTGAAGGATGATTAAAAGATACATTCAAAAGTTTATGTTATGGGTATCTTATAGATTCCCAAAAAAAAGAAGAAAAGATATATGGGAACTATGACAAAAGAAGATATGGATGAGTATCTTGAGTCCATTGGAGGACTTGAGAGTGGATTTTTTACGGATAGACCACCAATTACTGATAGTGGTTTTTTTAGTGTTGGTTTGGGTTGGTACCCAATCATTAAAGATCTAATAGAAGATCTCATTAAA